TTTATTATTAAATGTGTTCCAATCCGTACTTGATAAATATCCATTGCCACTCACACCCGCTTGGCTTATTGTAAATCCTCCCGTTGTATTATTATAAGACAATGGAGCCGTTGCACTCAATCCTGTTAAGGCAATGTATGCACTTGGATTAGATGCTAAATAATAAGTACTATTATCATAAGAGATTGTCGTTCCGCTAATCTTTACAAAGCCGGTGCCACTTAAAGCCGCTTGCTTACCATTAAAAGTATTCCAATCCGTACTTGATAAATAACCATTTGCAGATGTAGTTGCTTGCGCAATGCTAAATGTTCCGGTTGTATTGTCATAAGATAATGGAGATACTCCGCTTAAACTTGCCAATGAAATTGGTGTATATCCCAATACTGTTGCAATGCTAGCGTTTTTCCATAAGTTGTTAGTTGTATCGCGATATAATACACCATTGCTTACATATGTAGGCAAATAACAATCATGAAGTTCATCAAGCTCATATCCGTTTTGGGTTTTACAATAAATTTTGCCGTGTTGAGCGTGAGCATATTCAACATAACCAACCACAACCATATGACTAGGCGCTATCGGTTTAATGTTTGTAATATTACCCGCCGTTGTTGGGCTTAAATAAAGCACATCACCATCGGTCCATGTCTCACCTTGCAATGATCCGGTTGTATTAATTTCTTTTACTTGCCCTAATATTGTTATAAATCCCTCTTGATTATTTACAATAGTCTCCGTAACGATACCAATTGTATCGGTACTATTTGTGTCGTTATTTGCTTGTGCTAATTGCACCGCTAGTCTTTGTCCTTGTGCGGAACTAATACGAACAACCTTATATCCCGATTCTAATAAATCAGCTCCCGTTTTATTTACTACTCTTGCAACCATCTCTTGACCAACTTGCAAAGTTACATTACCACCTTTTAATCCCAAATCCAATGTGCCATCGGAATCATTCCATCTCAATATGCCAACTCCCGCCGTTCCGGTTGGAGATTGGTCAAATGCAATTTGCCCCGCAGATAATTGATATTCCCCAAGTGTTACATTCCCGGTTGCACCACTATATGGCACCTTATTATTAAATGTTGCCCAATCGGTGCTACTTAAAGCGCCGGTTGTTGATGCCGATGCTAATGCCATGCTTAACACTTGAGATGCTAAGCTTAACCCATTAGCAGTACCTATTGTTACCGCCGAATGTCTTGCAGCGGTATTTGCTGCCACATCCACATTATTTGAAACTCTTGTCTCGGTATAATATAATCTTGAACCTTCGGCAATGTCACTTGTAGTCAATACCACCGTTCCAACATATCCGTTAACACTTGTTACCAAATTGGTATCAATGTCGGTCCATGATGCGGTGATGGTGCCTCCATCTTGTTGGTTTAAAGTTAGTGTTTTGGTAGTTGTACCACTTACACTTGCACTAATTATTGAGTCATTATATGCCGTGTCCCAGGTTGTTTGCTTTGCAGTTGTTGGCAAAGAATAACCCGCAGCATAATTAAGTGCTAGCGTGCCAGCAACTGTAATTGGATTGCCACTTACTTGAAGGCCAACCGGAACACTCATGTCAACACTTGTAACCGTTCCCGTTCCCGTTACGGCTTTGTTAATCCATTTAGTGCCATCATATGTAAGTACATCGCCGTTGGTACTGCTTACTAATGTTACATCACCAAGTTCGCCAAGGTCATAATCACCATCAACCGCGATTATATTTCCGGTCCTTCCGAATACTGAATATACGGTTGTTGGTAATGGATAACCTCCATTAACTGTTGATACTTCAACAATTTGCTCGTTTACATTTACAATAACATCCCCACTCTCTACATTGATACTAATTTTTTCATCATTAACTACTATGTTTATTTGCTCTTCGCTTGGTGTTATTATTGTACTCATTTTATTATAATCTTGTTATGTCCTCCTGTACTAAAAAAGTTCCCCAAATATATGTTTTGACAAGGCCACTTGGGAAGGTGACATTCATGTCATAAACATAATTTCCGGCGGCAATGTCCACTATCTTATTTAATGTAATCTCGTTTTTACCGGCGCCACCAATTGTGATGCTTGTACCGGTTACAAGGCTCAACACCACATCCGTTGATGCGGGCTTGGTCCTAACTTGTATCAAGATAGTTGATCCGCTTAAATCAACTGCCACATCATTTGCCGTGATGGCGAATGTTTGCGCCCATGAATCATTGCGCCATAATTGAACATTGTATTGTGCGGGCCTTAAATCACCCGTTGAACTATTGCAACTCATATTTATAATTTTTTAATTTAATGGCATATCGCAAGCATCAAACTCCGATACTGTTGTCATGTTAAAGGTTATCTCAATACCACTCAAATAATCTTCAAACTTATCCAATATAAAATTGTAACTTATATTAGGATCAAGGATGTAATTATTTGCTCCGTTTCTCATTTTGCTAATTATGTCCGCTCCGATTTGTAATTGATCGGATGCAACATCCGGCTCAAACTCGGCCTCCATGCCCGCCTTATCTAAAAACCAAAGCGTTACATTATAGACTTGTTCACGCCCAACATTCAATGATCCGCTATTAATTGCAAAGCAAGCAATGGGATAAATTGGTTGGTCATTTACAAACAACCACTCTTTTGGTGTCGCATTTTTTACGCTCTTTATTTGCGCATGCGACTCTAGGAGAGTCCTTATTGTACTTATTACCTGGTTGTAAGTCATTGAATTTTTGTTTTACTTTGTCTAAAAACTCCCTTTTATAACTGCGTATTTTCATGAGGTAAATCTAGGTTACTAACTCTTCGTGTTGCTCCTCTCCTTCCCAAAAATATTGGCGAAGTATATGCTTTAATTTGTGGCGCTATGATATCAAATCCGCTACCATAGTTTAAGTACTCATCAAACAACTCGGAGTTTTCACGAAGATAATCAATTAATCTTGTCTTGTAAAACTCACCATTGCTCATGTAAGACCTTTGTAATAATTCCAATTGGCCCTTACTTGGTGAGTTGCTTTCCTCCGCAGTTTTCTGCATTAATCCTTTGCTAAAAAATTGGAACGATGTTGCCATAACCATCTCGGCAAGTGTGAACCATAAAAGGCAATCCGTTACATAATCATTAAGCAAAGATTTTTCATCCGTGCTTAAATCGTTATTCTCAACCCCATCTTGTAACCTACGAAATAAAGATGTACCAAGTGCCGGCAATAAAAACTTATCTTGAGCCAACTTGATAACCGGTAAAATTTGCTTACCATCGATGCCCGTGCTTATTGCCGTGCGACTTTTGATAAGCTCCTCATTAATAAAAAGTATATTTAAACTCATAAAATTATTTTTTTCTAGTTACAATTTTTACTTGCCAACGATGTCTGCAATAAGGGCGGTGAACTCCATTAGGTTGCGTGAACCAACCGCCTCTCCTATCAAATACTGAATAGCCTAAACGCTCGGAAATGTTCTCGATATCGGAACGGCTCCAAAGCTTTGTCTCCGCTAATTGTAATAAGCGCGCACAAAATGGTCGGTTTTTGTCATCCCTTGGACCGGCATATGTGTAACGCAAAAGCACCTCGGTTGTGGTTGCTTTATCACCTCCCGCAATTTTGCGAAGTGGCTTTGTAAGCACACTCTCTTGAGGTTTATACTTTGGGTTTAAGATGCTTAAATCTCTCCCAATTATTTTTAAATATCCTTCCGTTTTTAAAGCTTCAATTGTAAGATTAACCTCGGCAACGCTTTTGTTTAAGATGGTGCCAATGTTCTCCGGAGTGATAAGCTTATTTTTGCTTATCAAATCAAGGACATTTGCTTTTAATGTGTCAATCTCGGCATCCGCAAATTGCTCAAAGTTTTTAGCTTCATGAGTCTCAATTACTTCAAACTCATTGCAATTGTCACCGCATGCGCTAAATTCACTCAATAACAAATCATCTTGCATGTCAGCAAAGGCCTCTTCGGTTTTAGGATCATCATCAACACCCAGGAAGGTATTCACATCATCATCGCTAAAACCAAATCCACTCTTTAACATCAATGCCGCTTGTTGCTTGTTAATCTTACCGCTTCCGAATTGGCGAACGATAAGCATAACATTTTGATATTGCCTTCCGCTTAAATTCTTAATGCTGTCATTTGCAGCCGCTATTGGCTCACTACCCGTTGGATGTACATTACCGCCTTGTGGTGCCAAGTTATCCGGTGCAAGGCCTAACTTCTCACGGATTTCATTGCGTGTCATATTGGCGCTCATAATGGCTTCGCTAAATTCAAAGCTTAATGGCTCAACCGGAACAATCTCAAACTCACCAACGATGCCGGCTAATTTCATTAACTTATTAAAAGTTACTTCGTGTTGTTGTTGGCGCTCGTTAACATATGTGTTTTGGAATATTTGATAAGCATCACGAATCTCGCTGCGGCCACCCAATTGTCCTTCGGTTTTGATACCAAATAACATCGGGCTTGTAACTTGATGACAAGAGAAAATCTCTTGTTGGATTAGATTGTTAACATTAGTGAAATCCTCTTTTGTCAAATTGGTTTGTCCTAGATCAACAATCTCAACTGAATTTTCCTTTGATGGGTTAAATGCAATTACCACGCGGTCACCTTCCGGATTAGCGAACTTATTCTTTAAATCTCTCTCAACTTCCTCTTGCTCCTCCTCACCTGGTAAGCCATTATTGAAATTAATCAATTTAGTAGCCACAAAGTTTTTCTTTGCATTACCTAATATATGTCGGCTTACTTGAATATCACTCTCGATGTAGTTAAGGCCTTGAAAATAGGAAGGAAGAGGATAAATATCACTCTTTGGATTGTATTGCTTTACAAATAATATTTGTGCGCCTGTTGGATCATTAGGATTGAATGCTTTGTACTCTCTTGCAGTCTCTCTAAATTCACTCTTGCTCCAATCATCTTTAACATAAAAGCATTTCAAATCTTTTGAAACTCTCACCTTTTGGAACTCAATGTGATATACTCCGGCGATTTGCTTGTTTAAATTGTAAACAATTTGCAAG